GAGAGGCAGCGCAGAAACAGAAGGCTAAAGCACATGTACCAAAAGCTTGAAAAAAAGATCGAGAAGGAAAATGCCTATGGGGCAAAAGACCTGACCGCATATAACGCGGTAGAGAGGATCCGAACCGGCGGTCGAGCATCGATTGTTCTTAAGTAAATACGGAGAAAGCCACCATGCGAGCAGATGCTCAACTGGTGGCCTTTCCATACCATTTATAGGAGGAATAGAACAAATGGAAAAATCTACAATGAGCGTACAGGAACTGTCGGCACAGATGGGGATCAGTCTTCCGAAAGCATATGAGCTGACCAAGACGGAGGGATTCCCTGTGTTGAGGATAGGAACGCGGATTCTGATCCCGGTAGAAGGGTTTCGTAAATGGCTGGCTAAACAGACGGAGAGAGGGTCGCAGTCATGAAAGAAAGACAGCGGCGAGGGAGGTGAGACAGCATGGATACGCTTGAGTATCTGCAGGCACTGTATAACGGCTTATCCAGCGGAGCGCTCTCTGTTACAGCCAAAGTTGGCGCCAGTATGCTCACCAAATGGTTTTCCCCGGATCAGCTTGAACAGATGGCTCTCTTCGCCCAAAAGTGCGGTACGAAGTACAACACCTATATCGGCATCAGTCCCCGCGAAAAATCATTGGGGAAAAACAGCCGCGGGCAGAAAGAGGACGTTGGCTGGCTGGTCACGCTCTTCGCAGATTATGACGTCAAAGGGTCCGCGCACAAGGAGACCCGTCTCCCGGAATCCAGGGAGGAACTGCTCACATTTTTGAACAGCCTTCCCATCCCCATATCTCTCGCGGTGGATTCCGGCAACGGTATCCATGCCTATTGGCTACTGAAAACGCCATACAGAACGGATACGGACGAGCTTCGGGACAAAGCGGAAACCTGTCTCAAAGGCTGGGAGCGTTACATCAACGGCCGTGCGATGCAGGAGCACGGTTGGCGCTTTGACGCCGTCTGCGATCTTCCCCGTATGTTGCGCACCCCAGGGACAACAAACTTCAAAACCGAGGAGCATCCCTGCTGTCAGGTTATATACAGCTCCGGCATCAGGTATGATCTGGCGGATTTCGAACCGTATTCGACTGTTGAAGAACAGCCAACAACCACGGCTGTCCCCCTCGATTCTTCCGACGCCTTTGCCATGATGGGCAGCGGCAGTGCGCAGGAGTTGATGGACGGCTGTGCGTTCCTTCAGCATTGCCGCGACGAAGCGCAGAATCTGCCGGAACCGATGTGGCATGCGGCGATCACGAATTTGGCGCTCACTTCAGACGGGCAGGAGATGATCCATGAAATCAGCAAGCCCTACCCCGGGTATTCCTACGCCGAAACCCAGAAGAAGTTTGAGAATGCGGTAAAGGCCAACAAGCCCCATACCTGCAAGTACATTCAGGAGCACCTGGGCTTTCAGTGCAACTGCGACTGCGGTGTAAAAGCCCCAATCGCTCTGCTGCGCAAAGCGCAAAGGGGGCCGGTCCAGTGGGAGCAGCCCATTCCCTTTGACGAGATCAGCCTTCCGGATTTCCCTGTAGACGCACTCCCGGACGCAATCGCGGACTATGTGAATGCCGTGGCGGAGAGTACGCAGACGCCGCCAGACATGGCGGCCACGGCTGCGCTCGCTATCGTGGCGCTGACCATGCAGGGAAAGTACAAGGTGCGGGGAAAAGACGACTGGATTGAGCCCGTCAATCTTTACGCTGTCAACGTCGCGGAGCCGGCCGAGCGTAAATCCGCTGTCATCAGCCTGATGACCCGGTTCATGAGCGAACACGAAGCCGAATACAACAAACAGCTGTCCGCAAAGCTGGAAGTCAACCAGATGGCCAAGCGGGTGCTGGAACGCAAAAAGGCCGCCATCATCGAGAAAGTCTCCAAAGGGAAAGCTGATGAAAAGGAGCTGCAGGAAGTTGGCGAGGAGATCGCATATTTCGTGGAATTGCATCCTCTGCGTCTGTACACCGACGATGTGACTACGGAAAAGCTCACATCCATTCTGGCGGACAACGGCGGCGTTGCGGGACTTGTCTCGGCGGAGGGCGGCATTTTTGATCTGCTTGCCGGCATCTACAGCAAGAACGTGAATATCGATGTTTTCCTGAAAGCCCACGCCGGCGACAGCCTCCGCGTCGACCGCATCGGCCGCAGCAGTGAGACGATCCAGCATCCGGCCTTGACCGTCCTTTTGGCTGTCCAACCCAGTGTGCTCTCAGGCATGATGCAGAACAGCACCTTCCGCGGAAGAGGGCTTACCGCCCGCTTCCTGTACTGCATGCCCACATCCAAGGTGGGTTCCCGCAAGTACCGCAGCGAATCGATCCCCGCAGAAGTTGCCACAACCTATGAGTTCGTGATCCGTGATCTGCTGGAGGAGGAAGCGGGAGAGGCACCTCAAATCATCCCTTTGTCTGCGGAGGCGGACAAGCTGCTTGAGGATTTCGCCAATGAACTGGAACCGAAGCTCCGGGAGGAATACAGCGAGATTTCCGACTGGGCCGGAAAGCTCACCGGAGCTGTCCTGCGGATCTCTGCGCTCCTGTGCCGGTCCAGCGTCATGGTCTCCAATCCCTTCGAGATGGACTCAGCCGACCTGGTGGTATCCGGTGAGACGATGGCCAACGCTATTCGGATTGGGCGGTACTATCTGGAACACGCCCGCGCCGCCTACAGCCTGATGGGTGCTGACCCGGCCGTGAAGCAGTGCAAATACGTACTCGCCGCGATCAGCAAGTATGGGCTGACCGAAGTGAACCGCCGGGACATTATGCGGATCTGCAGGAGCTTCAAGACTGCTGAGGAAGTCCAGCCTGTCCTGAATCGGCTGGCCGAATACGGGTACCTCGCAGTGAAGGACGACGGCAATTACGCCACCGGCGGCAGACCCGCCAATCCAACTTATCTGGTCAATCCTGCCGTTTTGGCGGGATGACATACCGATCATCTGAGGAGGTGATGCCCATGCGCTGATTTCAATTCTATCCCTTTGGCCGCGCCTGCTGGCCTGAACGCAGGCAAATATACTTTTTGAGGAGTGTTTACTATGTTTGAAATCAAGGAAAACCAGCGGATCCTTCCCGACGGGGCAAGAATTACAACATATGCAAGGGACATCTACAATTGCAATGTTCTTTCCGTGGAAGCGGGAACAACCGGCTATATGGGCGGTGATACCGGCCATGGCGGCCGTACCTATTTCCGAATCAAAGACGAAGGAGGAACGGACCTAAAGGCCCGCGTTTCAGAGGACAAGTTTGGATCAGAGAGCGTGGAGGTGTTTCTCGGAGGCGACGCAGAGCTTGATACGATTATCACCGCACTCAGGTTTATTGCCAAAGTTCTGGAAGACCAGAAGAACGATGTTCACGACTGAAAACACGCAGGCGTAAACATCTGAACGAAACTTGATTCTCTTGCAGGGGAAGGTGGTTACCAGACTGCCTTCCCCCCTTCTTGAAGCATACTGTCCGTTTTGTCCCTTTTGTCACGCCAGACAGATGCCGCTCATGATCTGCTCATGGCTTTTGTCCCTTCTGTCCCTTTTGTCACATCCAGTGGGAGTAATACATGATCTCTGCATGGCTTCTGTCCCTTTTGTCCGTTATGTCACATAGGCGTGTACGTGAAATTCAAACGGTCATTATCTGTCCTGTTTCACTGCCCCTTGGTTTCATGTTTGTCTGAAATCAGAGCCTCACAGATTTATTATTGTTTTCCTTCAAAAAACGCTATTGCCTTAAATAGTTCCGTATATAGCTAACCCAGGCCCCCCGGGGGGGTAAAAATCTCTACGAGATTCGCTCCTGGAGACCGACGCGCCCCCTCACGCACAAAAAAGGCGAATTCAAACGGGTAATTACCCCCTATTCAAACATTGTTCATAACAGGTCGTATCCATGCCGGGATGCGGCCTTTTCCTATACCAAACGCACTGGGAGAGAGGAGAGATGATTATTGCGCCAGGAAGAGAAAGCCGCCATCGACAACATGCGGATCGATGGCATGAAACCGCCGGCGATTGCAGCAGCGCTCGGCCTGTCGGTAAACACAGTCTATACCTATATCCGTCGACATCCGGAGCTTCCAAACGCCAGAACCTGCCGGTACTGCGGCAAGCCTGTAATCCAACCACATGGGAAACGCGCCAAGAAGTACTGCTCAAACATTTGCCGGATGGCCTGGTGGAACAGCCATCAGGATCAGGTCAAGCGGAAAGCATATTATAAGCTGGTTTGCCAGTTCTGCGGGAAGGAGTTTGAAAGCTATGGCAACAAGAATCGAAAATACTGCTGCCGCGCCTGCTATGTCGCAGACTTGCGGAAGCGATCCGTACAGCTTTGAAAACATGCTGTACTACCAGGCGTCGCTTTCCCTGCTCCGAGACATGCTGGAGCAGGAGTGCCTGGATCAAAAAGCCTACCGAAAAGCCTGCCGGATCCTTGCCCGTCGATACGGTTTTCCGGAAAAAAGCATTCTGGCGGAAGCAGCATAAAGGACTTGCTATTGTCCGAAAACAGAGCGTTAATAGCATCAGCATAGACTTGATACAAAGGAGGTTTTTTATGGGAAAACAGGTAGAAAAGGTCATTGTTCCCGGCGTGAATGTTCCGAGGAGAAAACGCGTGGCGGCCTATGCGCGCGTATCGTCCGGCAAGGATGCCATGCTGCATTCTCTTTCCGCCCAGGTCAGCGCCTACAGCAGTCTGATCCAGAAAACGCCGGGCTGGCAGTTCATGAAAGTGTACACCGATGAGGCGATGACCGGCACGAAGGACAGCCGTGCAGGGTTCCAGCAAATGCTGTCAGATTGCCGCGCAGGGCAGATCGACATGGTGCTGTGCAAAAGCATCTCCCGCTTTGCAAGGAACACGGTCACGCTGCTGGAAACCGTGCGGGAGCTGAAGGATCTGGACGTAGATGTCTTCTTCGAGGAACAGAATATCCACACGATGAGCGGGGATGGCGAGTTGATGCTTACCATCCTCGCTTCTTATGCGCAGGAGGAGAGCCGTTCCGTCAGCGAGAATATGAAATGGCGGATCAAAAAGAATTTCGAGGAAGGTATGCCCTGGGGCGGCGCTTTGCTCGGGTATCGTTTTGAAGGGGCATCCTATCGCGTCGTTCCGGAAGAGGCAGAAATCATCCGGCGAATCTATCGGGAGTATTTGTCTGGCAAGGGCACGGAGACGATAGCAAGAGCTTTAAACGAAGACGGCTGTATCACCAGGTTCGGGAACCGATGGAACCGAAAAGGCGTTGCAGATATTCTCCGCAATTACACGTATACCGGCAATCTGCTCCTACAGAAGACCTATCAGGAGAGTTATCTGACGAAGAAGACGCTGCCCAACACAGGAAAGTACCCAATGTACCACGCAGAGGGAGCGCATGAAGCAATCGTCAGCACAGAGGAATACAACACTGTGCAGGCCGAAATGAAGCGGCGTGAGGAGAAGTATGTCCCCGCCGATAAGTGCTACACGAACCGTTATCCCTACAGCGGTCTGATCATCTGCGGATGCTGCGGGAAAGCTTACCGCCGGAAAGTTCGAAAATCCGGCATCTTTTGGATCTGTTCCACCTATAACGCCAAAGGCAAAGCTGCTTGTCCGTCCAAGCAGGTTCCGGAAGCTGTGCTAGACGAGTTTACAGCGGAATTCTCCCTGACAGATTTAACGGCGATACGTGCGGAAAATGGCAACCGGCTGGTATTCTGCTTCAAGAATGGTTCTAAAAGCGTTAAACGATGGAAAGACCGCTCTCGCGCGGAGAACTGGACGCCGGAGATGAAAGAACGCGCACGGCAGTGCGAACGACAGAGACTGGAGGCAATGCGAAATGGCAAGGGCTAAAAATGTGACGGTGATCCCGGCTAAAGTGAATCCGGTTACGGGGAAAGTGGATATTACCAGGAAAAAACGCCGCGTGGCCGGGTACGCCCGCGTGTCCACGGACAGCGACGAGCAGTTCACCAGCTATGAAGCCCAGGTGGATTATTACACCAAATTCATTCAGGCCAATCCAGACTGGGAATTCGTAAAGGTGTATACGGATGAAGGGATCTCCGGTTTGAACACAAAAAACCGCGAGGGCTTTAATACCATGATCGCGGATGCTCTCGCCGGAGCCATCGACCTGATCGTGACCAAGAGCGTCAGCCGCTTCGCCCGCAACACCGTGGATAGTCTGACCACAGTCCGCAAGCTCAAGGAGAAGGGTGTGGAGGTGTTCTTCCAGAAAGAAAATATCTATACGCTGGACTCCAAAGGTGAGCTGCTGATCACGATCATGAGCAGCCTTGCACAGGAAGAGAGCCGCAGTATTTCCGAGAACGTGACCTGGGGGCAGCGGAAGCGCTTTGCAGATGGTAAGGTCAGCATGGCGTACAAGCACTTCCTGGGTTATCGCAAAGGCCTGGAGGGTCAGCCGGAAATCGACCCGGAAGAAGCAGAGACTGTCCGTAGTATCTACCGCTGGTTCATGGAAGGTCAGACATACTGCACGATTGCATCCCGACTGACCAGCAGTGGGATCCTGACACCCGGCGGGAAGCAGAAATGGCAGCCCAACACCGTTAAGAGCATCCTGACCAATGAGAAATACATGGGCGCGGCGCTGCTGCAAAAGTCCTTTACCGTGGACTTTCTGCAGAAGAAAATGAAACCCAACGAGGGTGAGGTCCCGCAATACTACGTGGCGGAGAGCCATCCTGCAATCATTGATCCGGCAGAGTGGCGGAAGGTGCAGGCAGAGATCACGCGGCGTACTCAGTACGATCACAAGTCTGGCTGTTCCAGTCCTTTTTCCGGAAAAATTCTCTGCGGAGACTGCGGGGCAGTATACGGCTCCAAGGTCTGGCACTCCAGGGACCAGTACCGCCGGGTGATCTGGCAGTGCAACAGCAAATACGAAGGCGAGCAAAAATGCGCTACGCCCCATTTGACAGAGGATCAGATAAAGGGGGCCTTTGCTCGAGCGATCGGTCAGCTGCTCACAGATCGCGCTCGGATCATCGGGGATCTGGAAGCCGTCAAACAGGGGCTTTGTGAAGAAACCGAACTGATAGAAAAGCAGAAAAAGCTGCTTGCGGAGATGGAAGTGTTGGAGAACCTGATGCATAAGGCGGTCATGGACAATGCCGAGACTGCACAGGATCAGGAAGTCTACGCCAAACGTTATGATGATCTCGCAACCAAACATACAAAGCTGAAAAAGCAGTATGGCGACTCACAGGCAGAACGACAGGCCAAACAGAACAAGGCTCAGATCCTCGAAGGCATGATCGAGAGTCTTAGAAGCGCGGAGCCTACGGTCATCGGTTTTAATGAAAAGCTTTGGAACACCACGGTCGATCATATGATGGTCAATCGGGATGACACTCTTGTATTCACCATGCGGGACGGCCGAGAGATACGGATAAAAAGATAACTCCAGGAGCGAGCCTTCTGGAGTTATCTTATAGATAGTAGTAGTTTAACGAATATAGATAATATAACGATATAAAACCACTATATCTTGTGCTGCCTTCGATATTTGGCCAGTTAAACCGCAATATGATGGAACAGACTGATCACTGGTGAACAGACTGCATCCTTGAAAGCCTTGCGACAAGGGGATAAAATACCAAAGCACAGAGCCGATACTTTGTATCAACTCTGTGCAGATGTTATGGTGACCCGTACGGGACTCGAACCCATGTTACCGCCGTGAAAGGGCGGTGTCTTAACCACTTGACCAACGGGCCGAAAATGGCGCGGCGGAACGTATATTCTGCTGCGCCATGGTGGAGAGTGGCGGACTCGAACCGTCGACCTTCCGCGTGTGAGGCGGACGCTCTAACCAGCTGAGCTAACCCTCCGTAGCTTGTTTACTATAGCACATCCCTTTTCAGATTTCAAGAGGAATTTTTCAGATCAGTCAAA